GACATTCTGATTTGGGGCGACCCGGCCGGGATGAAACGGGACGAGATCTATGAGGTGACGGCGTTCGATCACCTGAGATCTCTCGGCCTGAAGGCGCAGCCGACGGAAAGCAATGCGTTTCAGGTCCGGCGGGAAGCTGGGGCGGGGCCGATGACGCGCTTGGTGGGTGGTAAACCGGGTTTACTGGTCCACAAGCGGTGCATGAAGGTGCGCAAATCTCTGAGCGGTGGCTATTTCTTCAAGCGGATCAGCATGGGCGCTGGGCAGGACAGGTTTAAGGATGCCCCGGTGAAGAATGAACACTCGCACGTTGGGGATGCGTTTGGCTATATGTGCTTAGGCGGCGGCGAACAGCGCAAATTGCGCGGCCGGGCGGTGGGCGGGCAGGCGGCGGCGGGCGTTTACAACGCAAAAACCGATTTCAGTGTGTTCTGATGATCGAGCTTCCCGTCTTTCGCACCACATCCGGCCAGTCGATTGTGAAGTTTCAGCCGCAGCACCTTAATCGGCTGGATCTGAAGGAGCCTGAGCTGTCCGAGCTGCGCTTGGATCCGTCAACCCTCGATCGAGTTGCGCAAGCGGCCGAGCCTGATGCGTCTTGGACGGGGATGTTTCACGGGAAACCCGTTGTTTGCTTTGGAATCAGGACGATTTTCCCCGGCGTGGGCGAGGCGTGGCTGCTTCCCGGGGCGGATATTGATCGTCATGCGATATCGGTGTGCCGTGGAAGCCGTCGAATCTACAAGCATTTCATCGATGAGGGGGTGTTTCGCAGGATCCATGTTGTTGTTGATCCTGCAAACGATACCGCTTTCAGGTTTGCCAAGTGGAATGGTTTTGATGTAGAAGGGATCATGCGCAAGTTTGGCGTTGACGGATCAGATCATCTACTTATGGCAAGGATATCGGAACATGGGAAGTCGTAGAAGCTCCACAGCAACCCCTGCTGCTGTCACTACCGCAAATGCTGAAGTAACGGCGGTTCAACAAAAGCAAGAAGAGAAGGCCGTTGCTCAAGAGAAGCAGGCATTGACCGAAGCCTCGGCCCGTTTGCGCCTAATGCAGACTGGCGGGTTGCGTTTGCTGTTCTCTCCGCTGCGGATGCAGACATCTGAAGGAACGCAGATGAACAAAAGCCTCGGAAGCGGCATCTAATCCCCACAATCAGGAGCCGAATCTATGGCAAAGCTTAACGTCAAACAGATCATGGAGCGGGAGGCAAAAGCCCAAACCCGCAAAGATGAATGGCGCTCAATCTACGAGGATTGCTACGAGTTTGCGCTTCCGCAGCGCAATCTCTACAGCGGTTTCTACGAAGGTGGCGTTGCCGGGCAAAACAAAATGCTGCGGGTCTTTGACTCGACGGCAATCCATGCGACGCAACGCTTTGCCAACCGGATCCAAGCTGGATTGTTCCCGCCCTACAAGAAATGGTGCAGGCTCGAGGCCGGAAGCTCAATTCCCCCGGACAAGAAAGAGCAGGCAACCCAAGTTTTGGACGCATACACCGAGCGGATGTTTGAAACTTTGCGCCAAACCAACTTTGATTTGGCGATCGGTGAGTTTCTGCTCGATCTCTGCGTCGGAACGGCCGTGATGATGATCATGCCCGGCGACGAAGTGACGCCAATCCGCTTTACGCCTGTGCCGCAATACCTCGTTGCCTTCGAGGAAGGCCCGTTTGGGACAGTGGACAATGTTTATCGCAAGCTCCGCATGAAGGGCGAGGCGATTAAGCAGGAATACCCGGACGCAAACATCCCAGCGCACATTCAGCAAGAGATCGACAACTCGCCGGACAAGGACATCGATCTCATCGACGCTGTGATCTTTGACAAGGACATGGGCGTGTTCAACTACCATGTGATCTGGCCGGGCAAGAACCATGAGCTAGTCCAGCGCACAATGAAGTCAAACCCGTTTGTCGTTGCGCGTTACATGAAGGTTGCGGGCGAGGTTTACGGACGCGGCCCCTTGGTTACAGCCATTGCGGACATCAAGACGCTCAACAAGACGCTCGAGCTGGTGCTGAAAAACGCCAGCATTGCGGTTGCCGGGGTTTATACTGCGGCAGATGACGGCATTCTTAACCCAAATAACGTGCAAATCAAACCGGGCTCGGTGATTGCTGTTGCTCGCAATGGTGGACCGCAGGGCCCAAGTCTTATGCCGCTGCCGCGCTCGAGCGATTTCAACCTGTCCCAGATCATCATCAACGATCTGCGCATGAACATCAAAAAGATCTTGATGGATGACACGTTGCCGCCGGACAACATGAGCGCAAGGTCAGCGACCGAGATCTCGGAGCGCACCCGTGAGCTTGCCACCAACCTTGGTTCTGCTTTCGGCCGACTGATCAATGAAACGATGATCCCTGTTGTGACGCGGATCCTTTTTGTCATGGATCAGATGGCGCTGATCGATATGCCGCTGCGCGTCAACGGGCTCGAGGTCAAGGTCACCCCGGTGTCGCCGTTGTCTCAGGCGCAAAAGCTGCAAGAGGTCCAAGACGCAATGCAATACACGCAAATTGCTATGGGCATGGGCCCGACTGGCGCGGCGACTGTATCCGTCGTGCGCCTTCTGCAATTTGTGGCCGAGCGCATGGGCATCGACAGCCGGGTCATCGCAACGCAGGAAGAACAGATGGCGTTCTTTAAGCAAATGCAGCAGCAGCAAATGGCTGAACAGCAGGCCGCAATGGCACAGCAAGCACCACAGGAGGCAATGCAATGAGCGATGGGTGGGAATCGCTATCTCCGGCTTTAAACGCTCGAGCTGCGCCGGATGATCTGGATTTCATTTACGGGAAACTGTTCAAGTCGCCCGAAGGCCAGAAGGTTCTGGCGCATATGCGATCGATAACGATCGAGCAGCCCGTTTTCGTCCCGGGCGAAGATCCCAGCTATGGCTATTGCCGGGCTGGGATGTGCGAATTGGTTCGCATGATCGAGCGGCGAGTGGAGAAGAGCAACAATGTCTGAAGCGCAAATGGATGAAGGCCCGCTGGTAAAGCTGAGCGGCCAACCTGAAGCCACGGCGCAAGGGGATCAGTCGATCCCTCTGCATGATGAACCGAAACCCGCCACAGCTCCGGCGGAAAATCTATCCCGGCCGGACGGCTTCCCGGCAAAGTTCTGGACCGACAAAGGCCCGGATGTCGATAAGCTGGCTAAAAGCTATTCCGAGCTGGAAAAGCAGTTCAAGTCTGGCAAGCACAAAGCCCCGGATGAGGACTATGATCTGACGGCCTTGGTGGACAAGGGCGTTGCGGAAGATGATCCGATGCTGTCCACGTTTAAGGGCTGGGCCAAAGAGGCTGGCATCAGCCAAGCGGCGTTTGAGGATATCGTCGGCAAGATTACCGATATCACCGGGAAGCAAGTCGAGTCGTTTGAGATCGATCGCAAGGCCGAAATGGCAAAGCTTGGCGAGCGCGGCCGCGAAAAGATTGAGATGGTCGAGCGCCACATTATGAAGCTCGGGTTGTCGAACGAAGAGCGCGACGCAATAGCGTCTGGCTTGGACAATGCCTCCTCGATCAACGCAATGGTGAAGATGATCCAGTCTTTCACAAACGAAAACCTACCCGTCGCCCCGGCGGTAAACACGCCAGCGATGACCCGGGCCGACCTCGAGGCCGCGATGATGGATCCGCGCTATGGCAAAGATCGGGTCTACACTGACGGCGTTACATCGAAGTGGATGAAGTCGCAAAACGTCTAACTGTTTACAGAGCTATCGCTTGCGTGTATCTTGGCCGAGATGGATAACCCTTGTGGCCCTTCTATGCAGTAAGTCCTGCTGGCCCGGCGCGGCCAAAACACGCAAGCGAACCGCCCGATTTCGGATAACGGATCGCGTCTAGTTTGAAACTCATATAGGAGATTCTGCTATGGCGCAGAACGTCACAACGGCGTTTGTTGACCTCTTCGAATCCGAGGTTAAGCAAGCGTATCAAGCTGAGTCGGTGTTGCGCGGCACGACCCGCACCCGCACTGGTGTTCAAGGCAACACTGTCAAGTTCCCAAAGATCGGTAAAGGCGTTGCAACTTTGCGCGTTGCCCAAACCGATGTAACCCCGCTGAACGTCACTTACGCTACAGTGTCGGCCAGCATGACCGACTATATCGCTGCTGAATACTCGGACATCTTCCACCAGTCGCACATCAACTTTGATGAGCGCCGGGAGCTGGTCCAAGTGGTTTCGAAGTCGATTGCTCGTCGTTGCGATCAGATCATCATCGATGCTCTGGCTGCTGCTTCTGGCGCTTCGACTGTTGCAACCAGCATCGGCGGCGCTTCTTCCAACATGAACATCGAAAAGATCCGCGCTGCGGCCAAAAACATGAACACCAAAAATGTTCCTGCTGAAAACCGCTATATGCTGGTCCATGCTTCGCAGCTCGATGCCATGCTTGGTGCGACCGCAATCACTTCCTCGGACTTCGCCGTCGTTAAGGCGCTGGTTCGCGGTGAAGTGAACCAGTTCATGGGCTTCAACTTCATCACGATCGGTGATCGCGACGAGGGTGGCCTGCCTAAGCCGTCCACCCGGACTTGCTTTGCTTGGCACATGGACGCCGTTGGCTACGCTGAATCGATGGCGCAAAAGACCGAAGTGAACTATATCCCCGAGAAGACCAGCTACTTGGTTTCCTCGATGTTCTCGGCGGGCGCGATTTCCATCGATGACGAAGGCGTTGTCGCAATTTCCTGCACCGAATAAGGAAGGGGCATCGTAAATGGCTTACTCTTCGACTGGCTTCACTACTGTTTCGGCGTCCAAGCGCGGCACGGCCCCAAGCATCTATGCCTATAAAACGGCTGATGCTTTGTCGGTTGTCCGTTTTGCGGGATATTTCAACGCTCTTGCCAATACTTTGGTCGTGGGCGACTTGATCTATGCCGTGACTTCGACCGGGACCACGGCTGTTTGCTCTCTGGTTCAGGTGTTGAGCAACGCTTCTGGCGTTGTTGACTGCGCCGATGGCACAGTCTTGGCTAACACCGACACCGACTAAAACAAGGTGGGGCGGCTTCGGTCGCCCCATTTCCTCCTGCTGGGGTAGAAAATGGCAACTGGCGATACCGACGTTTCTGTTTGTGCTGATGCGCTGGTTATGCTTGGAGCCAGCGTTATTTCATCTTTAAGCGAGGCAACACCCGGGGCAACTGCTTGCTCCCGCCTTTATCCCGACATTCGCGACAGCTTGATCAGCTCCTATCCTTGGTCTTGGTCTGTTCAGAAGGTGCAGCTTGCACAACTGATTACCGCCCCAACCAACGAATGGCGCTACGCCTATCAGCTCCCAAGCAATATGCTCTCGGGGGCTCTTTCTGTGTTTGACAGCGGGGCTTCGACGGCCCAGCCAATCAACTATGGTTGGGAGATCTATGGGTCCAAGCTGTTTACCAACATGGCTATTGTCTACATTGACTATCAGGCGACAGTGAGCGAAGCGGCAATGCCGCCGTATTTTGTGCGCTTGTTGAAAACTGCGGTGGCCGGAGAGATTGCAATGGTGATTACCGATCAGGCATCCAAATCGGAATACTATCGATCGGTTGCTTTTGGATCTATTGGCGAAAACAATCGTGGGGGCTTGTTTCGCGAGGCCGTCAACATCGACAGCCGGGGCCAGCTAAGCAAATCAATCGAGGACTTTTCGCTGATCTCTGTGAGGTATTGAAATGCGGATTGTCCGGTTTATGACCAACTTCACCAGCGGCGAGCTGGATCCGCTGCTGAGATCACGAACCGACTTGCAGCAATATCAGAACGGGCTCGAGGCCGCGAGGAACGTGGTAATCCAACCGCAAGGCGGCGTCCGTCGCCGGGACGGCTTAGAGTTTATTCATGACTTTACGGGCTTTACAGCATTCAAAATTGTGCCGTTTGAATACAGCACAATCGATAGCTATCTGCTGGTTTTTGTGAATGGCCGAATCTATGTCTTTAAGGCTGGCGTCTTGCAGACAAACATCAATGGATCTGGCAACAGCTATGTCACCGCGACCGGGCTGACCGCCGCTATGCTGGACGAGCTAAACTATACGCAGGCTGTCGACACGATCGTGATCTGCCACGAAGATCTTCAGACAAAGCGGCTTGTCCGCAACTCTGATACAAATTGGACATGGGAAGACCTCCCGCTCGTAAACATTCCGCAATATGCTTATGAGTTTGATGAGCATCTGCCGCAGTTTACAATCACGCCCAGCGCGGTGACAGGAAATGTCACCATCACGGCATCAGCGGCGACAACAGATACCGGGTCGGCTCAGGCCGGATCAATCAGCACAATCACGCTCAAGGCCGCAACATCGTTTACAACGAATGACCAGCCTGCCGGGATGTTTGTGGTTATCACATCTGGCACGGGATCCGGGCAAACGCGGCACGTTGAGAGCTATGTGGCGTCTACCAAGATTGCCACTGTGTATCCGAATTGGACAACCGCGCCTGACGCAACGTCAAACTATAAGGTTGTGCCGTTTGCGACAACGACAGTTGGAGAATACCTTCAGGTAGTATCCGGCTTTGGCCGCGCTCGATACGTTGAGTATATCTCTGACACAGTAATGAAGGCCGTTACGTCTGTCCCGTTTTTTGACACATCCGCAATTGTCAGCACCAAATGGCGCAGCGAACATGGCTATGAGGCTTCGTGGTCTTCCGCTCGCGGCTGGCCGAGATCTGCCACGTTCCACCAAGGCCGTCTTTACTTTGGCGGATCTAAAAGCCGGACAAACGTGATCTGGGGATCCCGGGTTATCAACTATTTTGATTTTGACCCGGGCACGGGCTTGGCTGATGAGGGGCTCGAGGCGACCCTGAACACCGACCAATACAACGCGATCGTCAACGTGGCGTCTGGATCTGACTTGCGGATCTTCACGACGGGCGGCGAGTTCATTATTGCCAACGCGAACAATGGTCCTATCACGCCCAGCACGTTGCTGGTTCGCCCACAAACTCGCTTGGGCACAAAGGCTGGCGTTCCCATTCAAGATCTAAACGGCGCATCGGTGTTTATCCAGCGCAGCGGCCGATCGATCAACGCCTTTCAATACACCGACACAACGGCCAGCTACTCGATCCAACCGCTATCGGTTCTCAGCTCGCATTTGGTTAAAGACCCGGTTGACCTTGCTGTTCGCCGGGGAACATCAACTGACGAAACCGACACGCTTTATGTCGTGAACGGCGAAGATGGGACGATGACTGTCTATTCAATCTTGTCGAGCCAAGGCGTCATTGCGGCGTCTGAGTTTACGACGGGATCAACTGGAACGGATGATTTTCTCGCTGTCGGCGTTGAGATCGATCGCGTCTTTGTCATCGTAAAGCGCACAGTAAACGCATCGACCAAGTATTATTTGGAGCGGTTCTCGTCGGATGTGCTGGTGGACAGCGCCAAGATCGGAGTGTCAGGCGCGACAGTTGCTATGGAACACTTGCGCAACGCGACAGTGAAGGTGCTGCGTGATGGATCTGTTGAGGTCGATAAGGTCGTGCCGAACACAGCGCCTTATCAGATCACATTTACGACCGCAGCAACCACATCGTATCAGGTCGGGCTCGGCTTTGATGTCGAGATCCGCACCATGCCGCAAGAACCAAACTTGCCCACGGGCACATCGCTTGGCGTGAAGAAGCGGATTATCCGGGTTGATGCCTTGGTCAAAGACAGCCAGAGCATGGCGATCAACGGGACAACTGTGCCGTTCACAGCATATGGGACAACCCCGCTTGATGCGCCTGTGCCGCTTGTTACAGGGCTAAAGACAGTGCATGGCATTCTAGGTTATACCGGGACAGGGCAAATCAGCATCACGCAGCCCTATCCGTTAAAGCTTAACTTGATCGGGATGGAATACCGATTGAGCTTGGGGGAATAAGATGGGCATCGAAACTATCATTGCGGCCGCAGCTCTGGGCACAAGTGTCGCCGGAACAGTTGGATCTGCTCGAGCAGCCAAGGAGGCCGGGGCAGCGCAGCAGCAGGGATACAATGCGCAGGCAGCTCAGGCCCAAATGCAGGGGCGCTCTCAGGCAATTGCCTATCGCCAGCAGGGCGCTGATGTTCTGCGCAACCTAAACGAAACCTTGGCGGCAACGATTGCCATCGCCGGGGCGGGCAATGTCGATCCAACAAGCGGCTCGGCCCGTTTGCTGCAAGAGTATGCTCGGGCTGAAGCCGCGTCAGAGTTTGGCACGGCGCAGGAGAATGCCATCTTGGCAACCGCTGGGGCCACAGCTCAGGCTGGGATCTATCGTCAGGCAGGATCATCCGCCTACAGCGCCGGGGTTATGCAAGGCAATTCGATTATGTTTGGTGGGCTTGGCCGCGCTCTTAGTTTGATGCCGACATTCAACCCGTTCCAAGCGCAGCAAGGAAACCCCATCTACCAAGGCGGACCCGCCCGCTCAAGATAATAACGAGGTAAACTATGGCTATGCTTCCGCGCTACGAACGTCTTGGAGTGAAGGCCGCACAGCCAGCACAATTGGACTTTGCAAACTTCAGAGAGCAATCGCAGGCGTCGCAAACCCTGAGCCAAAGCCTCGGCCGTATGTCTGATTTTGCCTTTGGCGTAGCGGAGCAGAAGTTTGAGCAAGTTGCAAAACAAACAGTTTCAAAGCTTGGCGCAACCGAAACGCTGGCCCGCATCCAGAAATCTGGCGGTCCGACGAGCGGCTTCGACATGGTGGCATTCCAAACTGCTAACCGAATTGCATCGGCCGAGATCCAAATGCAGTCCGACAAGGACATCAGTAGCCTGCTGGATACAGCCCAGAAAACTGGAATGTCGATCGCGAACGTCTCATCGCATTTGGCGGACATTACCGACGGATATGCCGCAACGCTTTCGACGCTAGATCCGGACGCCGCCGGGATGCTGCGCATTCGCATCGCAGAGGCGTCAGATCAGGCCATACAGCGCTATGGATCCTATGTTGAGTCTCAGGCCAAGGCGGCTCAATCTGCTCGCATAGAGGCCGCTGGCGATCTCTATGCGGCCAACATGATGCAGACGGCGCTAATCCCCGGCATCACGCCGGAAACGCTTTACACCATGTCGCAAAATCGCATGAACCTTTTGATCGATGCTGGCGTCAAGCCGGACAAAGCGGCGACATGGGCGGCATCAGCTTTAAAAAATGCTGTGACGGAACACGCGGCATTTTCCGCCATGACCATGCCTCTTGCGGATCTCAAAGCTAGGGCAATGACGCCGCCGGACAAACCGCTTCCGGGCTTAGATTACACCGACACGCTTGCGCTTTGGAGCAAATCTAGCACGATCTATAACACGCGGACGGAATCGCTCCGGGTCGATGCAAGCACGTTATCCGATCAGCTCCAAGCTGAGGCCAAGGTTCTTGGCTCAGGCGGGACACCGGATCCAATACGCATTGCCGCGCTTCAAGAAAAAGCTCAGGCTCTTGCAGAGTTCGATCCTTCCTTGGCGGGCAAGGTTGCAAATCTTCAGGCCGACATAACCTTTGTCTCGGGCGTTCGCGGCATGAACGTCGATGAGCTAAACAGTGAAGTCACGCGCCTGAGCGCAGGCGTTCCCGGCGTTGGCGGGCCCGGGCTTGATACTACCGACGAAACTACCATGCTTAGCTTCGCAACGCAGACTCGAGACGCGGCGCAGCGAGTGCTAGATCTCGCAGCCGCAGATGCGCTTAGATCGAGTGAAAGAGCGGCAAATGTGATTGGCGGGGCAAGAGATGCAATCAATCGCGCAGAAAAAGAAACAGCGGATCTAATTGTCAACGATATCAGCACGGCGATCGATGTTCTGAGTCAGCAGCTCGATCAGACAAATCCAAACCCGGCCGTTGTCCAGCTCGCAATTACTGAAATCACAGCGCAGATCGCCAAGGTTCCAGAGAGCCAGATGACGCCTGAGCTTTTGGGAAAAGTGACAGAGATCAAACAGATCTCCAAAGACTTTGCTGATTGGCGAGAAATGACATCGCCCCAGCAAAATGCGTTCATCCAAAAGCTGGCAAAGGAGATCCCAGCGCAAACCCCGCCCGGCATGACTGCAATGGAAGCCCTTGCGATGAATGGTCGCCGGGCAAAGCTTTTGATGGGATTGCAGGCGTCGCAGTCTGACGCAATTGCAAAAGGCGATGCGCTATCGTTTGCGCAAGCTCAGCGGATCCAGCTTGTTGATGCGCGAGGTATTGTTCACTTTGCCGGACAACCGCTGGACTTCACAAGCCCGGAAACTGTTGTCCAGTCGTTTGAGCGTAGGCTCGATGATGTGGCAAAACTTGAAACCCGTTTTGGCGCGTCCGGCCAGAACATTTTTCTCCCGCAGGAAAAGGCACAACTCGTTGATATCCTAAAGAGCGGCGATCTCGGGTTGGCGGCAATGACGCTTGATGCTATCGCTTCGATGGGAGGGGCGGTAACTGAAAAAGCGCTCGCAGAAATTGGGGCTGAAGATCCAGTGTTTGCTCATGTTGGCGGGATTTTTGCAGACGGAAGATCGACAAACAATGCAGCCCTTATTGAAACCGGGCAATCAATTTTGCGCGGCCTTAGACTTGAAAAGCCGAAAGCTCTTAGCGGAAACGACCCCAAAGATGCGGCCACGGATTACTTTGGCGGCGCGTTATATTTCCTGCCGACGTTCGCCAAAGGGGCAACTCAAGCGGCCGACGCAATGTATGCCGACTTTGCGGCGCAAAACCCTGAAGCGGCAAAAAGCTTTGACGCCGAGATCTATAATACGTTCCTCGATAAAGCGCTGGGGACGATGGAAATCTCAACAAACTTTGTCAATCCGGCGTTAGTTCCGCGTGGCCTAACCTCATCTTGGATTGAAAATCTCCAGATGTATGGCTCACCTCCATCGCGAACAAAAACATCTTTTACAAAAGCAAACCCGAACTACGCCGAAGAGTTTTTTACAAAGTTTGTTGCCAACCAAGATGATTTGGTCGATTTCCCGACAAGTGCGCTCCCAGACTTGGAGTGGTATCCGTTCCTTGCTGGGCAAAAAGATGGCAAATCCGTATGGACTTTGCGGCATACGGCGGGTGGCATTTCTCAGGACTGGGCAGATAAGAACGGAACGCGCATTTATCTGGACCTGAACGCAATGGCCGGGGTATCTCAATGATCTTTGACCAGCTCGATGAAACGGCGTTTCCAATAACGGGCATCAGAAATACCCCGACTTCAACGCCATCAGAAAATTTCTATGCCGCAGTAAGGCGGTATGACTATGTTGACGCCTCCAATGCCTCAAGCACAATCCTGCGGGATATTTGGGGCCCTATGGTTGCAGAAGTAAATGAGGCAACTGGGTCAAACTTTTCATCTCCGCTTGACGCGGGGGCGGAATACTCTGGCAGTTTTGGGACTTACCAAGGGGAATCCAAAGCATTCTTTGACTTTGTGACAAACTGGGAAAAGCAAAATCCCGGGAGCATATCGTCCAACACCATGAGCTTGATGAGCCTTGAGTCGATCGATGCGGCCGTGATCAGCGAGGCTCAACGCGCAGTTTCGGAATATGACGCCATTTCTGCAAACAGCGAAAGCTTTATAAATGGGGTCGCCAACTTTCTTGGCACCTTTTCGGCCGGGACAAAAGACCCTTTCAACGTAGTTTTGATGCTTGGCACTATGGGTGTTGGCACGGGCATAAACGCATCCAAGACACTGGCAGGCATTGCGCTGCGAGAGGCGCTGATCAACGGCGGCGGCGAAGTAGTTAAACAGCCGCTTGTCGCTTCGTGGTATAAAGAAATTGGCCTAGACTACACGGCCGAAAACTTCATCTCAAACGTCGGCGGCGCAGCCGTTATCGGCGGGGCCCTGCCGATTGCGGGCGCTGGGATCAAGGCTGGCGTGGGTGTTACGACTCGGGCTGTATCTCGCGCCATTGACATGGGAACCGGGGTAACACGGCCAACCCGGGCGCTGCTCGATTTCCTCGATGCGTCTGAGCCTGAGCTGAACCGGACGCTTTCGCCAAGCCAAATGCTTGCCGGGGTTGAAACGCTCAAGTCTGGCGGGATCAAAATCAGCCGCGAATCTCAAGCAGCCGTTACCGCCGCGCAAGATCTTCTCGACCTTGAGGCCAGCAATCCAATTTCCGGCAATCCAGTCGGAACGATTGTCGATCATGCCAGCACAATGGCAAGCGCTCAGCACAGCCTGTTCAATGGCGAAGTGCCAAAGATCAAAGCCGTGCCGATCGAGATGGTGAAGCCCGACGCAATCTTGCAGCAGGCCGACAACCTCGATGGGTTTGTTTTCCGGTTCAACCCAAATGAAATTGGCGTCGATGCAAAGACGTTCCAGTTCAAGATGGGCGGCGACGCTTTTGGTGTGTCCGAGCGCCTGCGCGGCGTTAAGGTCTGGGATCCAATCTTGGGCGGCGAGATCCTCGTCTATGAATATGCCGACGGCCGGATGTTTGTGGCAGACGGCCACCAGCGCCTCGGGCTTGCAAAGCGGATCATGTCTGAGGATCCAGCTCAGAACGTCGTGATCTATGGGCGCAAGTTGCGCGAAGCCGACGGCGTGACGCCTGAGCAGGCTATGGTTGTGGCTGCAATCAAGAACATCGCAGAGGGCAGCGGATCCGCGATCGATGCCGCAAAGGTGGCGCGGATCGACCCGGCGGGCTTTTCTTCGCTGATTGGCAAGACGCTTCCGCCTTCGTCCGTCTTGGTTCGCCAAGCGAATGACATGATCAACCTGACCGACAACGCCTTTGGCGCGATCATCAACGAGGTGATCCCGGCAAATTATGGCGCGATCATCGGCCGCGTTCTCAGCGACAGGAAAGATCTGCAAGACGCTGCGGTAAAGATCTTGGCAAAGTCTGAGCCTGCCAATGTGTTTCAGGCAGAGGCGATTGTCCGGCAAGTGCGAGAAGCCGACGCCGAGCAAGTGCAGCAATTCTCTCTGTTTGGGGAAGAGACTGTAACGGAAAGCCTATTCACCGAGCGGGCAAAGATCCTCGATCAAGCTTATCGCCAGCTCAAGCAGGACAAGGCGACGTTCGCCAACCTAACGCGCAACGCCGACCGCATCGAAGCAGAAGGCGGGAACGTCCTTGATCGTCAGCTCAACGAGCAGAAAGCAACCCAAGATGCGCAAACCATCGCCCTCCTCCAAACCCTTGCCAACCGCAAAGGACCCGTCTCTGATGCCCTCTCAGCCGCAGCCAGAGCCTTCCGCGACACCGGAAGTTATGGGCGTCCAACCCGAGACTTCCTCGAATCAGTCCGCAATGCAATTGCAACAGGCGATCTCGACCGGATATCTTCTAGCGACATTGGGCGCACTCTCGATGGTCCGTCGCCGGGCAGCGCAGATACAGTCGGCAAAGAACCAGTCCTCGATGGGTTCGAAGAACCAAACGGCGTAGCGGCCGAGCAGCAGATCGATCAGATGACGCGGGATATGTTCCCAGAGCCCGTGCCCCGGGATCAAGCCGCAGCTTCAGAGCAACCTCAGTTTAATCCCAGATCTGCTATTGAAGAGGAGCGGGTTCCGATCGAAGAGATCAGAATGCCGATCGACAATACATTGCCGATTGATCAGATCCTCGCTCGAGTTGCAGCACTTACGGAAGAAAACATTCCGTTGGTCAGGGGATTGATTAGCAGGATTGATGCCCGTTTTGGAACAAAGTCTGGAGACAATGTAAAGGATCTGGCAAAGGTTGCGCAGAAAGCAAATCGCCCTTCAATCTTGGCAAAAAAACCTTGGCACAATGTTTCACACATCAGAGACAGCTATCGCTTTAAGACTGTAATTGATGACATTCGGGATGTTCCGGCAATCTTTGATGAGCTTCTGGCAAGCGGGATTAGCCTAGTCAAAGTTGACACTGGCAAACTGTTCAGCCCAAAAGAATGGGGGTGGCGCATTATTGCGTTTGATCTGCGTATGCCAAACGGCCAACTTGTCGAATGGTATTTGCCGATCCGAGAGCTTGAGGCCCAGAAGAAAGCAGAAGGCCATTTGCTCTTTGAAGAATGGCGCAACAAAACGCCAGAAGAGCTAAACGCGCAGCATGACGCCTATATGGGAACCATCAGAAAGAGCTTTAAGGGATACGACGATGCCTTTCAGGCTTCGCTGGCTCGCATCGGCATTTCGGCAGAAGAAGCCGCCGCATCTTGGGCAAGGGCTGAAAGCTCCATGCTGGAGGCTGCGCGGAAGTCCCCAAGCTCGTCGGGCATGATTACATCGCTAGGCGAGCGTGGCTTGGAAACCCAAGCGCCATCTAGTGTTCGGAGTGCAGAGGATCCGTCAGCCCAAAACAACATGACGCGGGATGTCCCGTCTTCGATTAGTGCAAAGTCTACTTCTGGCATAGCGGAAAGCCTCCAATCTGAGCCTACGCAAGCGGGTCAGCAGTCGCTGATGCTTGACGAGGTTTCAATTATGCAGCGCGATCTCATAGACGAGCTGCAATCTACAGATACGATATCGGTTGGCCTAGTGCAAGATGCCAACGGCAACATTGTGTCACAAACGATGACTATGGCAGAAATGAAGACTATGCTGGATGCTGAAGACGAGTTCATCAAACAATTGGGGATCTGTGGGATATGAGTTTTAAAGCTTGCATCGAAGGCGCTGTCGGTAAGACCATCACCAAAGAGCAGGCCGATGAGGCGATCGGGCTCTTTGATGAGCTTGAGGTCCAATACAACAAGCAGATGGGGCCGGGCCCGGCTCAGAGCAAGGCTGCGATGGACGCCGCGAATGCAATGAAGATTGCATCGATCCAGCGCAAGCGCCGTGTGCTTTTGCAAGCTCAGTCATGGAAATCGATCCAGAAGGATATGGCGACCTATCGTGGCGGAGATCCCAACAGCATGGGATCCGCTGCCATTGCATTGCTCGAGCAAGACACTCTTAGCAGATACCCTAGCGTTGCTCAGCTTCACAATGTGATCCAGCGCCGGGCGACATCGATGATGGAACAGGTCTTGGCAACCTTCCGGCGCGATATTGTTGGCCGCACTCGTAACAAGGCCACAATGAAAAACCTGATTCGCGAGGCGTTTGGGGAAAACACCGGGGACGCAGCGGCAAAAGAGATGGCTACGGCTTGGGGCAAGGCATCAGATTATCTAGCTTCTCGATACAATGCGGCGGGCGGGGCGATATCGAAGCGCTCCGATTGGGCATTGCCGCAGAGCCATAGCGCCGAAAAAGTCAAAGCCGTATCCTACGAGGAATGGCGCTCCTACATCGTTCAGCGCCTCGACACCACCAGAATGATCGACCAGCGCAGCGATCTTCCCTTTACGCCTGAGCGGCTCGAGCTGGCGCTGAAAGACTCATATGATGCAATCCGCACAAACGGGGTTAGCAAGCTTGTTCCGTCAGGCCAAAAGGGCGGTCGATCGATTGCAACCCGGCATCAGGATCACCGCTTTTTTGTCTTTAAGAACGCCGATTCTTGGATGGAATACCAAGGGCGCTTTGGCAACCCGGAGCCGTTCGATGTGATGCTTGGGCATATCGATATCATGTCTAGAGAAATTGCGTTGATGGAGCGGCTCGGTCCAAACCCAACGGCAACGCTTAGCTTCATCGGCGATACATTGCAAAAGGCGGGCGTTTCAAACCACGTTTCGGTATCGAAAACGATGAGCGGCCTTTACTCGATGATTACAGGATCCAACAACGCGCCCATCAATTCAAAGCTTGCCCTGACAATGGCGGGCGTTCGGCAGGGCTTGCAGGCGGCGCAGCTCGGATCCGCAGCTCTCGCGGCTTTGACGGATCTCAACTTTCAGCGCATAACGCGGCAGTTCAACGGCCTGCCGCAAATGAACACGATAAACAATACGCTCAAGATGCTGGTTGCATCTGAGGACAAGGGCCGCTTGGCATTGCGCCTTGGCCTGACCGCAGAGGGTTGGTCCTCAATGGCATCCGGCCAGATGCGTTTTGTAGGCGATATGTCTGGGCCCGAGGTTATGCGCCGGGTAAGCGACTTTGTTATGAGGGCCTCTCTGCTGTCGCCTTGGACAACTGCTGGTCGCTGGACGTTTGGCATGGAGTTCCTTGGAACGTTGGCAGACAACACCGGAAAGTCCTTCGATGCGCTTGACCCCAACCTTCGCTCGGCCCTAACAAAGTATGGCATCGGGGAAGATCGCTGGGAGATCCTGCGCAAGACAACTCTCTACGATTATCAGGGCGCAAAGTTCTTGCGGGCTGACGATGTTGCCGCTCGCACCGACATCGATCCCCGGCTGGCAAGCGACATTGCGGACAAGATGTTGATGATGATCGACACCGAAACCAACTACGCCGTTCCGTCTACGTCACTGCGCGGCCGCTTAGCTCTCACGGGTGATGTCCAGCCCGGGACATTCCCCGGCGAGATTTTGCGCTCATTTGCCATGTATAAAAACTTCAGCGTCACCTTGTTGAACACGCACATCATGCGCGGCATCACGGCAGACGGGGCCATGAACAAGGCAAAATACTTGGCAGGCTTTGCTATCAGCACAACCCTGATGGGCGCTCTGGCAATGCAGACCAAAGAGATTGTGAAGCAGCGCGACCCGATCGAGATGTTCAGCAAAAAGGGCACACCGAATGCCGCGTTCTGGGGCGCGGCCATGATGCAGGGCGGCGGGCTTTCGATCTTTGGCGACTTCCTCTTTGCAGATCTCAATCGCTATGATCGAGGTTTGGCCGAAACAATCGCGGGTCCAGTTGTTGGCTTGGCTCAGGATCTTAAGAACCTGACAATCGGCAATATGCAACAGATGATCAATGGGCAGGATACAAACGTGGCATCGGAAGCGCTGGGCTTTGCATCTCGGTATATGCCCGGGGCGTCGGTTTGGTATATTCGCGGGGCGCTCGAGCGCACTGTGATCGATCAGGTCCGCATGATGATAGATCCCGACGCCAAAAAGCGGATGCGGGATCTCGAAAAGAAATACAAAAAAGATCGCGGCCAAGAGTATTGGTGGCGTCCGGGGCAGATGGCCCCAGATCGAGCGCCCAATCTTGGCGCTATGTTTGGGCAATGAAATCTGGTAAAAGCAAGTTAGAAGAAGGGTGAGGCATGGCTGATATTGCAATCAATGATGTGCCGAGGAAGGCTCAGTATTCCGGGAATACTGGGCTAGGCCCATTTCAGTTCACCTTCAACATTCTGAACCAGACGGATATCGCTGTTTACAAGAACAGCACTCCGCTCAATCTGGCGGCGGACTACACAGTAACGCTCAATCTCGACGGGACCGGATCGATCACGCTGACCGGGACGGGCAATGGCACAGCGGTGATCTTGGCTGATGTCATTACGATCGTTGGGGATATGGCACTTGCGCGTGTGACAGACTTCACGCCGGGCGGTGATTTCCAAACGGCGGCTGTAAACGAGCAGCTCGATTCTATGGTTGTCATGCTGCAACAGCTCGATGAGAAGATCGCGAGATCCATTCAGGGCCCGGTGCATGATACGATCACCGGGTTTACCATGCCGACCAACCGCAAGGGCAAGGTGCTGGCGTTTGACTTGACCACGGGCGCGGCAATAAACGGGCCGACGATCGATGCGGTAGTCAACGCCGAGGCATACGCAGCGGCATCGGCGGCATCAGCGGCCGCAGCTCAGAGCGCCCTTAACTCAACGCTGGCCGTCTATGATAGCTTTGACGATCGGTATCTCGGGACCAAGGCAAGTGACCCGGCGCTCGATAACGACGGCAATGCGCTGCTTGCTGGTGCGCTTTACTTCAATAGCGTTGCCGAAACGATGAAGCTTTATACTGGCTCTGCTTGGGTTTCCGCTTATGTTTCTGGTGTTGCGTCAAACATTGGCTTTACTCCAGCGGGCGGCATTGCCGCAACCAATGTGCAGACTGCGCTGCAAGAACTGGACACCGAGAAAGTAACCAAGACATCAAGCACTGGATCGGCGGTTGTTCCTGCCAGCACTCAAGCTAATCGCGATGCGTCTCCTGCCGCTGGTTACTTCCGCTTCAATACCGACCTTGGCAAGTTTGAGGGCTATAGCGGCTCTGCTTGGGGATCGGTTGGCGGCGGTGCTACAGGCGGCGGTGCAGATGAGGTCTTTGTCCAGAACGGACAGACCATGACAACCAACTACACCATCCCCGCAGACAAGAACGCTATGTCAACTGGTCCAATCACCATCAACGCTGGTGTTACTCTTACTGTGTCTTCGGGCGCACGATATGTGGTGATCTAATGTCAAAAATTGCACTAACACCTAATCCTTCTGGCACTGGAACGCTCACTGTAGCGGCTCCCAACACCAACACGGATCGCACACTGACGCTGCCAGATGTGACCACCACGCTGGTTGGCACTGACGCTACGCAGACGCTGACCAATAAGAGCATTGCTGGCTCTCAGCTTACTGGAACAGTAGCTGGTTCGCTGCTTACTGGAACAGTGGCGTCTTCTCTGCTTACTGGTGCGCTTCCTGCGATTGACGGGTCTGCGCTTACTGGCCTACCAGCGCCAACTTCAGCGCAAGTAGGAACAGCAACGGCGGGTTTGGCTTATAACGCTGTTGGGTCGTATGGGTTTTTTATGTGGAATGGCGCAACACAGCAAGCACCTGGCACAACTGTTGCTGGATCAAGTCTATATCCTGCAAACGCATTTACTCAAAGTGGCACTGCTGGATATGCCACAGTTTTCGGACAGCCAAGTGGAACTTGGAGGCTCATGGGGCAAACAGGTTACAATAACGGAACCGTTGTACTAAGCAGAAACGATCAATACATATCTGTCTTCTTGAGGATTTCCTGATGAACTACCGCAACGCAAGGCACATCGCAAACGGCCTGATTGATTGCGAAATTGAACATCCAGTTTACGGATGGATACCTTTTACCTGTGATCCAACGGACACTGGTGCAGCGTTTGATGTCGTTTCGCTGTTTGATGCGATGGCTGCTGACCACGCTACCGCTGCTTATGTTCCGCCCACACAAGTTGAATTAGACGCAGCACAAACCCGTTTTCGTATCGCTGAGTTGAAGCAACTGCTTGCCAGCACAGATTATGTGGCACTGGCGGACTACGATAAAAGCAAGCCTGAAGTCCTCGCACAGCGTCAAGCATGGCGCGAAGAACTTCGCACATTGGAGGCTATCTAATGTCCATTACTCTTGACGGCACAAACGGCATCACCACCCCAGACGTTGATAGTTCCGGCCCCATCACTGGGACCATAGGCACGTTTTCCAGCAGTGTCAGGGCCAACTCGTATCTGGATGCGTCCGGCGGCAACTCGGCCACGATCAACGGGATTGTCCCCACCAATGGCGCTGTCTACTACAATCAAGATGCAGAACCCTCATCCCCGCCTAATGGGGCGATTTGGTATCAACCAAGCTATGATGCAACATATATTCGCAGCAATTCTATTTGGCTTGGATTAAAGGTATCATTCGGACCAGCATCAGATAGAGGTATTTTCGGTGGTCAACCCTATGATTATATATCTGTTTCTACACTAGGTAACGCTTCTCTTTTTAATGCTGCGTCAGGATATACTAGGGCGGGTGGAGCATCCAATGGAACCCGTGGTTTACATGGCGGAGGATACTCGGGTGGAAATGCTTCTGTTATATTATACATAACTATTGCAACGCAGCAAGACGTGCAAATTTTCGGTAACCTAACTGTCGCTCGTAATGGCCTTGTTGGTATCTCTAATATTACTAGGGGCGTATTTATCGGCGGTGAAGGCTCTACTGTTATGGACTATGTTACCATTGCAACTACAGGTAATGCCACTAGCTTTGGCACACTTGCTGGTAGTAGGTTTTTTATTGCTGGGTTATCAAATGCTACTAGGGGTGTGTTTGGAGGCGGAACTACTTCAGATACCACCCTTGAATACATTACTGTTGCCACAACGGGTAGCGCCACATCTTTTGGGACTTTAGGAATTCGCTATGGGGCGGCTGGTATTTCTAATACTACAAGAGGAGTATTCGGTGGTGGAATAACAGGGGGTTCTCCCCTTGCTACAATGCAATATGTCACTATAGCAACGGCAGCAAACGCTACAACATTTGGTAACCTAACAGTTGCTCGTAACTATTTAGCTGGTGTTCAAAATGCTACCAGAGGTGTATTTGGGGGTGGCAACACTGGTGCAGTTTCTGCTGTCATGGATTACATTACTGTTGCTACTACTGGTAATGCTACAACTTTTGGTAATTTAACAACTGCTCGTGAATTAATGGCTGGCGTATCAGGATATATCCCAACATGACAAACTCTCTCGCCACCACAGCAATCCAGTTCAGCCTTGCCTCTGTTGCCAATCAAGCAGCGGTTGCACGGGTCACTGAAAAACTGCCAGAACTCACCGCCAAGACCCAAGCCTTCGACCGCAGCAATAGCCAGACCACTCTCAACATGATGTCGCTGACCATGATGAATGGACAGTCTCCCATGCGGATGTTGCGGCAGGTCTTGGCAGAGGTCGAACAGCGCAAGATGGCACTGGCAGAAGCACAGCTATCCCATGCCAAGTTGTTGGCTGAGATCGAAGCCTTAAACGCCCAAGAACCAACACCCATTGTTGAAGCTGAACTGCGGTTGAAATACGTCAGCCAATCCATGATGGAGAGCAAGGTCAACGGCGCGTTCAAAGACATAGCAGCCTTGATCGACGCCTATGACAACATCAAGGCCAAGCACGGCATCGACGATTGGGATGAGACAACCTACGAGGCAGAGGAAAAGAAGCACCACATCCGCCGTGGGTTTGAGTTTCTCTACCGCAACCTAATCCAGTTCGGTCGCCCGCAAGAAGTGACGATTGAATACCTACAACAGTATGGCGTCCATGTGCAGACGGCACTGGGTGAGGTGTCGGGCTACATCAACGTGGTCAATGAACGCCTAGTCGCTGGTGATCGACCCACGGGGGCGGACATGGAAACCTTCTTTGATCAGATGGCTTCTAAGTATGCACCCTGCGCCGACGAGGCATCAGAGCGGATGTTCGGCAAGCTGGACTTCACCAACACGGATTATATGCTCAAGCTGGAGGTCAAAGAATGATCGTCGAATATAAGTTCATCCGCGAACAGGACCAGACCCGTGCGCCTTCGTGGGTGTTAGACAGCGGTTACTTTCAAGACCCTGATGATTTCACGCTGGTCGGCACAACCAAGAATGACGATGTGCGGGAGTTCTACGTTCCCGACACGGTCGTGCGCCTGACCCGCCAGCAGTTGATTGATCGTGTCGTTGCCATCCATGCGCGTCATCCCATGTACAAAATGGGTGCTACGCCTGTGGATCGTGAACTAATGACTGACGCTGATGTCTCTGCTATGGTAGAAGCTTGGTGCGACCAACGAGGTGAATGACCATGTCAACGATCAAAGCCAACACTTACTTGGACGCGGCTGGGGGTAACACCGCCACGATCAATGGCGCTGTTCCGGCATCGTTGGCATCGCCCGCGCTGACAGGAACGCCCACCGCCCCCACGGCCTCTGTTGGCACCGATACCACGCAGATTGCTACGACTGCGTTTGTGCTGGCTAACGTCCCTGCTGCTGGCGGCATGACGTTGCTTGGGACACTGACCACTACCAGTGGCTCTTCTCAAACTTTGTCTGGTCTTAACCTGACATCGTATAAGCAGTTGCTGGCAGTGTTTAAACTTGTAGGTTCAAACGTAACTTCTGGTATAATTATTAGTAGTGGTATTGGTTTAACCATCACTGATAATGGTGGCACTAGTGCAGGAATATGCGGAACCATGTTATATGATTTAACAAATGGAATACTTACAACAAGCGCCTCTGCAACCATCAACGCTGCCTCTACAAACCAAGCAGTTATAGGAAGCGCGTGGGCAGCGGTTACAAATAGCAGCATTACAACTGCGTCTACTAGCATAACTTTTAGTTCCTCAGGAACATTTAACAAGGGTTCTATCCTTATCTACGGGGTGAAATAATGGACTACTTTGAAGTCATCACAAATGCTACTACAGGTGAAGTAACAACCCGTCCTTACACTGCTGAAGAGATTGCTGCTGTCATTGCTGCAAGCGTCCCTACCCTAGAGCAGCAGCAAGTTGCCCGCGCAGAAGCCTACCGCAACGAAGCCGACCCGCTCTTCTTTATGTCTCAGCGCGGTGAAGCAACTGTTGAAGAGTGGCAAGCCAAGGTCGCACAGATCAAAGCGCGCTTCCCCTATCCAAGTGAGTAATTGATATGCAGCAGGAGATGGACTTCATGGAACTAGCGAAACTCCTGCTGCAATTTGCGGTGCTACCGATTGTTGCTTTTATGTGGGCGCACTACAAGATGACACAAGGCCACCAGACAGAAATTGCCGTCATAAAAACTGAGTTTTCGTTAACTAAAGAAGGCCATGACCGCGAGCTGAAAGAGATCAAGGAT